AGAAGCTTCGACCCGGTCTTGCGGTTGTACTTGGCCCGACCCTTCGCCGTCAGCCCAGCGCCTTTTTTCGTCGACAGCTTCTCGCCGCGGCCCACACTCAGGTTAACCATGGCCTGTCTCCTGCTCGTTCCAGCTGTGCTGGTCAAATTCTGGTATCGCCTCCACCAGCTTTCCCAGCGCATTGTCAGGTGTCGGCACGCACTCGATGTGATTGTCCTTCAGGAACTTTGCCGCGACTGTCAGTTCAGCCGCCGACGCATTCCCACTCCGCACACGCTGCAGCAGCTCCTCAGCCACCGCCGAGTGTAGGCTGCTCAGCATGTCCCGTGCGTTGTTTGGATCGTTATTGTCGTTTGATGTCAATGGGTTAGGCCCCCAGAAAACTCAGCAGGCTCATCGCGTTCATCTCTTTAGCGGTAAGCGCGATGGCTGCACCGATCGCTATCCACCTGATCTGCGCCAGTGTTCGTTGGATGCTGTCGAGGCTATCGGCCATCGCGTTTGTTTTGTCCGTCAAGTTGTTGAGCTGGCCTGCATGCTGCTCAGTTTGAAACTCTAGCTTGAGGATACGCGAGCGCCAGTCAGGCGACGGGCTCGGTATCTGCAGCTTCTCGGTCACGACGCAATCTTCATCTGAGCCACAATGCGGCCCCAGATCGCCAAGCCGCCAGCCAGCACGCCGACAGCGTCGAGCAGCAGACTGGTGATGTCTTCTTCGAGCCCGCCGAGCTCGATGCCGAATTGTTGCAGCGCAGTGGCTGCGAGCATGACCAGCACGGCAATCACCGTGCGGGACTCATACCAAGCTTTCGTGTCGTCCATTTTGTCAGTCCTTGTTGTTCTGATTAGGCCACGGTCACAGTGCCGCTGCCTTCGGTGAAGGTCGTAATTTTAGTTCCTGAGATTGACGTGTCGTCGGTCATGGTCTTTTCCTTTACAGCTGAGTCTCACCAGCGGTGCTGCTTGCAAGATCGACGCTTGTGCTTGGGAAGGACCGCCCCGAACCCCAGATGATGCGCACAGCGCCCTTGTTCCCGCCAGTTCCGGTTGTCGTGATATCGTCGTCTTTGGCACCCGAGCCGCCGCCGTACTCACCGCCGCTGCCACCGGCCGTTCCACCGCTGGTGCCCCCGGAGCCGCCCGCTCCCGCAGTTGCGGTCGAGTTGCCTGCCGAGTTGCCACCGCCGGAGCCGGAAGCGCCCTCTCCGTAGAGGCCCACGCCCCCGCCGCCGCCTGAGCCTAGAGTGGTGTGGACGCCGCCGCCCCCGCCGCCCCCGCCTTGGCCGTCAGAGCCGGTGTAGGTGTTGGCAGTGACAACGCGACCGCCGTGACCACCGTCGCCGGAATAGCCACCAGCGCCGCCGCCACCGCCGCCTGCGTTTGATATTTGCCCTAGCCCACCAGAGCCGCCGTTACCGCCGCCGTCATAGTCGAAAGGGCCAGAGCCGCCCGGGCTGGTGGACGTAGCAAGGGTGCCCCGGAGGCCACCCGTGCCACCGTCTGCGGCAACGAGAACAGAGCCGTCAGCCCGCTCGACACGTGCCTGCCCGCCATCTTGACCGTCGCCGCCGGTAGCGTTTACGCCGCCTCGGCCACGTTTCCCGACAAAAATCGTCAGGACTTCGCCGGGATCAACAGGGATGCTGTTCCTATACCGCAGAGCGCCGCCACCGCCAGCGGAGCCGGAATGACCGCTTTTCGAGCGGCCTGCGCCACCACCCGCGCCAACAGCGACCGCGTAGATGAAGTTGACGTTCGCAGGGACGGTCCACGTTCGGGTTTTGTCGTTGTTAAAGCTGGTGTTGGTGACCCAGACACCGCCGGGTTCTGCTTCTTCGCCGCCGCTCACCGATCCAGTCAGCGCCATCATTCCTGCTACGCTGCTCATGTCAGGGCGCTCCCCGCAATGATCGCGGTGTCGTTACTCACCATTGTTACTGTTGCCAGAGTACCGGCACCGACTGTTACGCTGGTCTTGTTCGTGGCAATGTCGCCGTCGATGTGCATGTTCGTGATTGTGCCTCGCGCTACTGTCGTTGTGCCGCTGCGGCTGAACACGGTTACAATGTCGCCAGCCACAAGGTCGCTCAGCGTCAGCGTAGCGGTTGCTGTTGCGTCGTAGAGGGTCGCCCCTCCGTCAGCGTTCGCGCTTGCTGCCAGTGCGATCCGGTCAGCTCGACGTACATCGACAGTATTCCCGGCGTCAGTAACAGTCGTGAGCGATCCAACGGCCAGCGCCGTGCTAGTCGTGATTGTGTCTTGTTTGGCCGTGACTTCGCTTTGGTTCGCTAACGGAGTCCAGTTATTAGCGTGTGAAAAGTACGCGCGTCCCGTGTCGTGAACATGTGCGAACATTCCGTGGTACGTCGAGGCGTCGGGAAGGTCGCTAAGATAGGCGTAATAATTACTGTATGTAATGGCGTTGGAACCAAAATCAGCACCAGCAAACGTGGGTGTTGCCGCAGTGCTTAGGTTCTGGTTTTCAACGACAGCTCCGCTGCTCGAAACCGCCAACGATGCCACCATGGTTTGGCCGGGGAATGGGTCACTGCCGTTGTAGTCGGGCAGTACAATTTGACCACTACTGTCTATGCGCAGACGCTCGGCGTCATCAACCCAAAAGCTGTGCGAGTTGTGGGTTGTCCAGCGAAATGCATCGGTCGCGCTGTCTGTAGCGGGTGGCTCAAGACGATAGGCGCGATTGCTGCCACCGCTGGTTTGGTAGACAGCAGTAATGAACGAACCATTGATGTCGTCTTTGTCGATTTGCAGGCCTGTGTGGTTGTTGGCAGTGCTATCGACAGTGATACCAGTGACCGCAATGTCTTCGTTCGTCGATGACGTTGGGCTGATGCCAAGTAGATCACGCACGCCTGCGGGTGTCGTGTTCTCCCAGCGGCTGTTGCTGCTGTCACGAACAATAAAGTTGTGGCTCGCTAGCGCAGTACCGCCAGCATAAGCGAAGTCAACGTCACCGACTGCTTGCAAAGTTGCTGCTGAGTTTACCTGCACGCTGTTCGCAAGCGTGATCCAAGTGCTGTTCGCTGCGTCGAAAAACTTTAGTCGCTGGGTTGCCGTGTTGTAGTACAGGTCACCGTCCGTAAGGGCGTTGCCGTTTGCATCAGTGCTGGGGTCGGTCGCATACGCGCCCACGTATGTTGCGTTAAAGGCGTTCAGCGCTGCCTCTGCAGCTGCTGCGTTGGTCGCTGCGTTCTGCAGGGCCGTCAGGTTTGCGGTCTGGGTCAGGGTGCTTATGTTGCTAGCCTGTGGCGCGAGGGTCGTGACGTCGCTCGTTACGCCTGCAACGGCGCTGACGTCGCTGCTGATGCTCGATACATTTGACACTGCGCTGGAAATCCCGGCCACGACGCCGATGTCAGCTGCGTCACCTGCTACGGCATTCACGTTCGAAATCGATCCGCCCACGTTGTTCACGTTTGAAATCGACCCAGCGACGGTGCCGATGTCAGCTGCGTCGGCTGCAACCGCGTTGATATTCGACGTGTTGCTCACAACTGCGGTGATATCACTGGCAATACCAGCGACAGTTGTGATGTCCGCGCCGATACCGCTGTCGACATCAATCTTGCGTACTGCGTCGGTGTCTGCCGTGGGAGCCGCAAGGTTACGCAGCGGTTTGTTGTCTGCGTCGTAAGCCAGCAGGTCGTCGGTCAGCCCAATACCTTCACCGACACTCGCTGCAGTTTCCTGCGCGTTGTTGAACAGCTGGTTAATGATCGCGTTGATGTCTGCCGCTTTGAACGACGCGCCATCTTGGAACACGGTCAGGATCGTACTGATGTCCGTGTTGCGTTTGATGCTGATCACGTGGCCAGCAGTCAGCGGCGTGTTGGTTGTCGTCAGCGTGCCAGCCTGCACAACGCGCATGTCGAACGTACCGTCACTCTGCGTTTGCAGCTGTGTGTCGTATCCCGTCCCGGCAACAAGCACGTTACCGCTGGGGTCAATTACACTGACAGCAAGGTCTTGGTTACGCAGGAACGTGAACGTGATGTCAAAGTCAATCTGCGTATTGTTCGCCGCCGTCGTGTAGGCGACCGGAGCGTAAGTTGCCATATCCTAGTTTCTTTCTTTGCGGGGAGGGAGAGTTTCGAGCGAGGAGTTACCCTCAGTCGCCAGCGCAGCAATTACGTTGCCCGGCATGATGCCCAGCGGTGTATTCGCGATGCCGCCAGTAGCGTATCGGAACAGACGGTTTAGCTGCGCTTCCGTCACTTCTTGCTCAGGGTTCAGATACCGGCCCGGTATCGAAGCGGTCGACACAATGTCCGTGAAGCTCGATAGCGCCGGTACACTCGGAAGACCCTTGCGGATAGCGTTTGAGTCACCACCCAGCGAGCCCATCATCACGTCAGCTGCAATGCCGCCAGCAATCATGGGACCACTCATTTGTGGCATGTAGCTGATCGTTCCGAGCACCACCTTGTCGAACGTCAGATTCTTTTGCAGGTACTCAGCCCGACGCTCTTCGCTCATGCCAAGGCTGCGCACGTACAGGCGTGAGCTGTAGCCCAGCGCAGAACTAAGAGCAGCAGCGCTCACGCGGTTTGCTACCGCACGTGTGTCGCCGCGCTGTGCCAGCAGCACTGTCGGTACAAGCTGCTTCTCAAAGCTGTTCGACGCATACGACATGAACTGAAACAGAGTACTGCCCAGCCCGCCTTGCATGAAGATAGGTGCGTATCCGCGACCGCTTTCTTGCACGATCGTATGGCTAAAGTTGAACAGGCCTTGGTCTAGCTTTGAAGCCAGTGCAGCAGCCTGCGGGCCTGACTTGTGCCACACCTGCGTGCGCAACGAAGTGACTGCACCCGTTGTCTTATCGACTTCTGCGTGCTTGCGGATAGCATCGTAAAGTGCATCGAGCTCGTCTTCGTTAAACCCAAAGTACGTCTGCATCTCCGCAAGGCTGAACGCCGAGCCTTTGTTTGTCGCGCCTGCGTACAGTCTGTCGTAGCTTCTTCCGACGGCTACCGCACGCATGCCCAGAGTAATCGGCTTAATGAAGTTGTACCACGACATACGCTCACGCCACCGTGCCGAAATGTTGTAGCCCTTGGTCAGCACATCGTCGCCTTCTTGCAAGAACATCTGACTGCCAACCGAAGTGCCGTCAAAACGGCTCATAGTGCCTTGATGCGCGTATCCCATGTGCACCATGTCTCGCGCTAACTGCGATGAAGCATCACCGCTTCGCACTTTAGAGATGTCACTAAGTACGCCAGTGATGCGGTCAATATCGTGCAGCCGCGTGCCAACAGAGCCGATCAGCTGCCCAGCTTCAGATGCCTGCGCAAACGCGACCATGCCAAGGTGCACTGACGTCGAGATGTTACGGAACAGGCCGATGCCCTTTGCAAAAGCGCTGTGCTGCTCAAGGCTGGCATTGAGGATGTTGTCTCGTTGCAGCATCTTGCTTTTCGCGTAGTCGATGCCTTTGCCGTTAGCTGTGTGCATTAGGTAAATGAAAGCGTTCAGGTCGTCTTGCGCGCGTTTAACCTGCTTAGCCGTTGCCTTGCCGCGCATTGCATCGACCTCGTTTGTGGCAACACGAATTACGTCCTGTACCGACGCACCGCCTTCACGGTTAAGACCCCGCCGCGCCAGTGAAACTGCGCCAGCGTACTGGTGAAAGTAGCCTTGCTGCAGCTGGTGGTAGTCGTTGAACAGCAAGTCCTCGAACGAGATGCTGTCGTCTGCGCTCATCCGTGCACGGCCCAGTATCTTGGCAAGCGCCGCTTGGTTCTCCGACGAGACCTTCAAGTCACTGAGCTTCACGCTCGCCAGCTCGTTCAGCTTCACACGCGAGTTCAGCGCGGCCATGTCAGGCTTGCCTGTCTTCTGGGAGCCACCGATGCCCATGCTCTGCTCGAGCACCTTCTTGAAGTCAGCGCTGAAGTCCTTCGAGGCCAGCAGGTCTTCGATAACGTCGTTGGTAAAGTCGTCTATCGACACCGCGTCAATTTGGCTGAAGTAGTTATTCGTCATCCTGCCGTTGATGCTCGAGGCCATGCCTTTGCCAAACTGGATGCTGAACTTCTCAGCCTCTGCCGCGACGTCCTTTGCGTAGGTGACCATGACCTCGTCAGCCGTCATCGGCTTCTCAGGCTTGTACCAGCTGGGCTTCTTTTGCCCGCGTGCGATGCGGTCAGCGATAACACGTTGGATGTCGTCGAACTGCGCGTCTCTGATCGCGCGTGTAAACAGTGTGCCCATCCCCTCTTTGCCGAGGATGTTGTAGACTTGCGGAAAGAAGATCACGTTGTAGGAACGGCTCAGGTACTTGCCCTCAGCCACGTCGGTGAGGGCCTTTGCGCCGCGCACTTCTGCTGCGACTAAGTTCTCAGCCAGCTTCTTCAGCTGTGCGCCATGTTGTGTGTACAAGTCCTCGAGCATGCGCTGTGAGCGCTGATACGACGCTGGGTCAATCTCACCACGGAACACTTCGTCGAGGTCAATCTGGTCTGGCTCTTGACCGGCAACCCGACGGCGCACGTATCTCGACATGATGTAGCTGTTCACAAGGTCGTCTTGTGATCCACCAGCTCGCAGCTCCAGACGGACCCCGTTAATGTACGGGTCGATCTGCATAAGCTCGATGTTTGCGTAGCGCATCTGCTCGAGCTCGATGTCGCCAAAATCATCAGCGACCTTGCCGCCCTGCGTAGTCTGTACACCGCCCAGACGCCGCGCGACCTGTGCGATAGTCGGCACGGAGCTCGTGTAGATACGGACCAGCGGACTAAACAGTCGCCGCGCGTCCGTCATACCGCCTGCCACCTTGCCGGTGTCATCGAGGCCCGACACTTTGCCATCGACGATCTTCACAGCCGCACGTCGTTCAATCGCTTCGGTCGCCTTGGTCAGCTCGTCAGCCTGCGCAGCCAGATCGCTCTGCTGCGCTGAAGGCTTAAACTGCCCGGTCAGGTTCGGCCTTGCACCGTTCACGATACGGTTGATACCGCCGCCCAAGATGCCGGCAATGGCGACACCAGTCAGGTCAATCTGCCGCTCACCTGTCGGGTCCACGGCGCTGCTGATTGTCTGCAGTCCAAGGTCTGCAAACCCCTCAGCAGCCGCACCGACTGCGAACGGGTTGTTGGCGATGAACTGCTGTGCCCGCGTCGCCTGTCCAGCCCGTGCAGCTGACTGCGCAGCGCGCGTCGCCGACACAGTCTTGCTACCGACGCCGACAAGTGGGATGAGCATCGCTGGGTCGAGCAGGGCACCGGCGATGCGTGCACCTGCACCTGTCTGTTCCATCGCGCTGCTTTTGCGTCCAAGGAAGTCAGCGAACACGTTCAGCTCGTCATCGTCGAGGAACCGTGCAGCGTCGACCAGCTCGTTCATGTAGGGGCCAGTCGGCACGCCCTGTAGTTCAGCGATGCCGTAGACGTAGTCAAGGTTTGGCTCGCGACCGACGTCGCCAAAGACAGACTGCAGCGCTTTCTTGCTGAGCAAGTTTCGGAACACAGCTGCGTCCTGCCGCTCAGCGTCCGACATGCCCTCGAGCACAAGCCCGCTGGTCAGGCGAAACAGGTCACCTGTAAACCCATACTTTACAGCTGAGCCGGTGCCGCGTGCGATGTTGACCTTGTCTGTTTCAGGCAGCGTGCCTGACATCTGGTCAAAGGTAAAATCTACCATCAATCAGCGTCCTTAAACTGTGTGAGGAACTGTCCGTTCTGTTTCGCTTGTCGCAGCGTCGTCAGGCTGAAAGAGATGCGGTCGTAGTCGACCGAGTCTGGCGGTGACATGCCAATGCCGCCTGTGAACCGGATCGACACGCTGGTCACATCCGGGCCAAACATGTCGGCGTCGAGGCCGTAGGCGACCATGCCGTAGCCGTTGAAGAAATCTTTGCCTTTGGTCTCGATTGCTTCAAAATCGCTTGGCCGTACTTGCCGCTCAACCCGTTGTCCGTCAGCGGTCGTTACGGTGGCGATGATGCTGCCGCGCGCGTTTCCGATGTCGAACGTCTGTCCGTCCATCGCGCCGAGCAAGAACATGTCTCGCTTTTCGCCTCGCGTGTTGTCGCCGGCAGTGATACGCCGGGTCGCCTCAGCTTCAGGCCCAAAGTTCATGACAGTGCTTGATGCTGGGTTGAGCAGCTGGTTACCGCGTGCATCTGTCCGCAGAGCCAGTAACGGCGCTCCGTCCTTGCGCGCGATCGAGACGCTGTCGATGCCTTGGAAGACAGTCAGAGCTGTGCCGTCCATGTCATCCAGCCCGACGTCCTTGAGAGACGCCGACACAAAAGCACCGCCAAGCGCAGTCAGCTCACGCACCTGTTGGCGTGGCAGGCCCAGCTCAGCTTGGATCATGTCCATTGTAGCTTCTGTCGTGCGGAACTCGACGTTGCCCATGCCGGTGCCCAAGTTCAAGCGCACGTTTGCTTGTGCTTGCTCGAGGCCTTGTGCCCGGGCATTCAGGCCAAACAGGTTCTGCATCGTGCTGTCTTTTGACAGCTTCTCAAAAATCTTGTCGATTTTCGCTGGGTTGGCTTGGATGTCGTCGACTACGTCAGCGACCAGACGCAGCGCAGTAGCTCGGCGCTCGCCCTGCGGGATGGCCATAAGGCCCTGCTCGACGCTGGCAATCTGATCGGGTGTGATCTGGGAGACTACGTTTCCAAAGGTCCGTAGGTTGACGCTCGCGTCTCCGGGCATGGCTGCAACGAGCTCCATGAGCAGGTTACCCTTGAAGTCGACAAGTGGGTTCTTGCTGAGGTTCATCAGCTTGACCGCAGTACCGACCTCGTCCTGTACGAGCTCTGCACCCACCAGCCGCTCATAGGCAGCTGATAGCAGGCCTGATGAGTATCCGTTCTGATCCGCAACCGACAGCAGCTGAGACAGCCGCGCTGCGCTTTCCGGGTTATTGTCGTCGTACTCCATGATTGCAGCAGACAGACCGTTGGTCAGCAGCGCTTGCTGTTTCTTCGTGATCTGATCGTCTTCATTGCCGGGCGTCACCGTGCTCAGCACAAACTGGCCGTCGATCATCGCTGCCTTTGTTTGCGTCGAAGTGACTGGCGCGAACGGGTCAGATACTTGTGCCCCGACAGCGGCGTTGTGATCGTTGACTGCCGTCAGCAGTGCGTCGTCGTAGGCAAAACGGGAGTCCTCGTCCACCCTGCCGATCACCGGCGCGAACTGATCTTGCAGCTCGAGAGCCGCAGTCGCGATATCTCCTGCCGACATACCACGCAGCCCGCGCTCCCACGCCCGCATGTTGCGTGCAAAGCGGTCGCCGGCATCGTCGGATTTAATCAGCTGCTCAACTCGGTTTACAAGAGCGGGGTCTTGTCCGAGAAACGCGCCTGCCTGAAAAATCTTGTCGAGCATCGTGCGTGCATTCTCTGCGTTGAGCACGTTAGCCTGCAGCGCGTTGTCAGACGACGCAGCGACGTCCAGCATCTCGGCCAGCGAAACCAAGTCGCCCAGCGCAACGTCTTGGCTCAAACCAGCCGCCCCCGCTCGGTTAAAGAACACGTCGGTCAGCGATTGCGGTGTCATTAAACTAGCGTCGACAGTATTCAGGAGCTTGTTCATCTCGACAGAAAGGCTGGCAAAGCGCCGCTCTTCGTCTCGGTCTTTGACGATAGCGCTGTAGCGCTTTTGCAGCTCACCATAGCCGTACTTGTCTTTGACGATCTCACTAGGAACTAGAGCACGCGAGATAGTGCGGTCATCGTAACCCATAGCCCGCGCGGCATCCTGCAGCAGGCTTGTCCATATTGTCATTATGTTCGTCTGGTCGTCGTTGGACTCAAACCCCGCTACGATTTGGTCGTCACTCAGGATGTTTTCGTCAGCCAGCAGCCGGGTCGCAATGCCCTCAGCATCAGCGCGCAGAAGCTCTACGTCCGCGTCTTGCTGCGCCTTGACGGTGTCGATACGCGCTTGCTCTTCACGGGCAGCTGCTTCCATCCGCATCCGAGCCGTGAGCTCTTCGATTTGTTCTGGCGTGAAGCCTCGCTCGCGCAGGCCAGCCTCAGCTTGTGCAAGCAAGATCGCGTTTTCGTGGCGCGTGTAGGTCAGCAGCTCAGTCGGCGTGACCTCAGTGATGTTGTTGCGCAGGTCAGCGTTCTCAGTAGCGTCCACCAGCCACTCAGGCCTGTCGCCCTGCAGCGCCTCAAGGCCGACACTCAAGACATCCCCGCCACTCGTTCGTATGTCCGTAGCACCCAGCGCCTGCAGCACCGTAGCGTAGTTGCTGGCACGCGGGTCGCTGCCGTCCATCGGCACTGGCTTCCCGGTCGAGCTGTCGACAAGAACAATGTTGGCTGTCGTGTTGCCCATTGCTTCGCGTGGGTCCACGAGACGGACATCGATGCCGGTCTCCAGCCCAGCGCCGTCGAGCAGAGCCCGCATGTCCGGGTTCAGTACACCATCAGGCAGCTCGTCGCCGTCCATGGTGATCTTTCCGGCGCGTGTACCGCTGAACACATTGGTCGTGAACAGAGGCTCGCCTATCTCAAGTCGCTGTTTAGCGGCGTCATAATTCGCAGCAGCTGTCTCACTGAGCGTACTCAGGAACTCGTTTGCATCGCGCGTCTTTTCGCGCAGCTCAGCAGCACGGAAGTCGCGCTCAGCTTTGAACAACCGAAAGGCATTCTCTTGTTGCTGTAGCTCGAGGTTCTGCTCCAGCTTCATCATCTCGAGCTGGTTCTGTTGCTGCTGCAGAGCGTTCTGGCTGATGTCGTTGAACGGCTTTCGCAGGTTACCCAGAGCCGCTGCTAGCTTCTCCAGCCCGCGACTGTTTGTGTTGTCGAGGATAGGCCGGTAGTAGCCGTCAATCTGTGCGACGGGCGCGGCCTCCGGGCGGATCGGGTTGATGTACTGAACCATTAGCGGCCCCCGTAACCGTAGCTGCTGCGCTGGCCACCGTAGTTGAAGCCGTACAGGCTCATCATTCCCGTGTTGTAAGCGCTGTTAGTCTCGTAGTAGCCCTGCTGGTAGTTCGTCTGAGCAACCGTCATGCTGTTCTGCTGCATGTTGCTCCAGCCTTGGTTGAACGCGCCGATGACACCACCGATGGCGTTGATGCTGATCGCTGCCAGCTCTGCTTGGCTGACCTTACCCATCGGCACACTGTCGATGCGGCCCTGTGCTTCCAGCTCGAACCCTTTCTTGCGGTCTTGTCCGAAATCCACGAGCATGCTGCGCCTGTGAGCCAGACGACCCACGTTACGTGCACCCATCTGTCCGATCGCCCCGTAGACCTCGAGCGTCGACCGGCCCGTGCGCCCTACTGAGGCGTCGGCTGCACGTGCTTGCGCCAGCGTGTCCCGCTGCTGCATGATCTGGTCAAAAGCTGCTTGGTTCGTTTCGCGCACCTGTTCGCGCGTCTGCTTGTCCTGCTGAGTTGACTGCAGGCCTTGGCTGCGCAGTGCCAGTGATGCGTTCTTGCGGTAGCGCTCCTGTTCCTCTCGAGCGCGCTCAAATACTGCTGCTCGCTGGGCGCTCGCCTGTGCCAGTGCGACACCGGCGTTCAGTATCGGGCCAATGGCCGCTGTGCACATAGTCAGGTTCTCCTGATAGTAAATGGAAAGAAGTCAAAGCCGTGTACCTGCACAGGTTCACTGGCGATCTCTGCGCCGATCCAAACCAGCCATTGCTGGTGCACTTGGTTCTCGACGTCGACGACGTTGTAGAAGGTGTCATGCCCGCTGCGCTCGAACATCAGGTCAAGCACACCCCGAGCCTTGCGGAGAAACTGCATAGGGTGTCGGGTAATTCCGTCAGTGCCGACGAGCCAAGGGATTCCGTAGCTGTCAGTACCAGCACCCGCGACCCCGGCGACTGCGACAGGCGTCTGATCAGAACCCAGTCCGACCAGTGTAAACCGAGAAAGACGAGCACTATCGACTACTGCTCGTACAGCGTCGTCTGAGTTTGTGATACGACACGCCTCACGCCGGTCTGCCTCTCGTAAATTGTTGGCGACGTAACGGACCTCGTCGTCGCTTGCGTCGCGGATCGTGATGGTCACGCGGCTAGCCTCTTAATGTCTTAGGGGCGATGAAGCCTTCCCACTCGAGCGTGGTCAGGGTCGATGGGTATGGCTGCGCATTGCGGAACAAGATCTTGACGCGATCGTTCTTGGCCATGATCGGGAAACGGAACGCGCCCGTCTCAAACGACAGCAGGCCCAGCACGTCTTCGCTGTCGCCAAAGGTCAGCGAGTTGAACGTCAGCCGCTTTGTCGTGCGCCCTACAGGCGTGATCTCGACAGCAAACCCAGCGCTGTCGTCATACGTTACCGTTGCGTAGCGCAGCTGCAGCCGTGTGTCGTTGCGGCCCACAGCGCTGTCACCGGGCTTGTAGTAGATAGGGCTCAGGTCGAACTCAAAGTGGTACTCGATGCCCACGTTGAAGTCCGGCGTGTCAGACACGTTGAATGTCTGCCGAAGCGAGTCGGTCTGTTCAGTGTCGTGCCGGCCAAAGACGGTCAGGTAAGTGTTCTTTGCTGTCGTATCGAGGATTGCGTTGATCGCAGCAGCCGTCGTTGCAGACGGTGCAGCCAAGAACGCATTTGTCCGTGTAGTCAGCTCTGCTACCGTGCCGCCGGCTAGCGTGTTCAGCTTAGCGTTCGACACCGCAATACGCACCATCGCAGTGCCGTAGTCGTCGGACCCGCTGCGCAGCGCTGTGATTTTCTGTGATGTCGTGCGGTATGGCAGCTCGATCGTCGTGCTGTCCGTGCCAAGTGGTAGTCCAGTGACCGCTGCGTTCGTGCCGTCTGTACGCAGTCCGGTGACCGACACGCACTTGCTGCGAGGCACGAGGAAGTCGAGCAGCATCGGGAAGCTTGTCGGTGACACGCTGGTGATCTCTTCGATCTTTGTGCGTACAAGGTACGTTCTCGTACTTGTTGTGCCGTGCGTTGGCACAGTTGCGCCAGCTGCCAGCTCCAGTGAGCCAACATAGTCAGGCGTCGTTACGCTCAGTATCTGTACAAGGTAGTCGTCGATAAACTCGAACCCGACTACACGTGTGTCGCTGTTGTAGGTCCACTTAGACCACGCGCTCTGCAGCCGCGCACTTTCGTTGCGGTAGTACTTGTACACGTACAGCGCGTTCGGCTCGTTACTGCTAGCGCTGACGAGCAGCTCTTTCTTGGTCGACACAGCCATACTGAACACGCCGCTGGGGATGTACCGGGGCGCTTGTCCAGTGACTTCGTTGGTCTCAATAATGTCGGTGTCGTACTCCGCTACCATTTCTCTAACTGTCGTGAAGTTCAGATTGTCTTGGGCGAAGTAGATCACGTTGCCAGCATTGATCGGCTGCACGGTCGGGCTCACAGCAAACGCCGTGCTCTGCTGGATCGAGACCGTGTTCGGCGACAGAGCCGTGCCACTAACCAACTTGAACTGCGCACGATCCGACATGACCATCAGTGTGTCGGCAAATGAGATCGCGTTCTTCAATATGTCGACACGACCGGTGCTCATACCGATGTCGATACGGTCATCGTCAAGCAGTTGGATCACGGACTTGCGGAAAAAGTTAGCTGTGGTCGCGAACTCGTTGGCTCCCGTCAGGACCACGTTCTCGTCAGCCAGCACGCCTAGCCTGCCCTTGTAGACAAAGATGTCGTTTAATTTGTTATTGATGAACGAGGGTACGCGGTTGCTGTCTTCGTCGCCGACCACGCGGGCAGCGTACTGGTGCTGTCCGAGCTCAAAGTATGGCGTGCCGTCACTGCGGAACTTGCGTTTAATCACGTGCGGCATCGTGCTGTCGTCGATTATGTAGGGGACCGCGTAAGTTTCGACGTACTCACCATCAATGCCAATGACGTAGTACGTGCCGTCGCCCTCACCGACACCACCGACGCTGATCACACGACCGTCAGCTGCTTCCGGCGGCAGGTCTTCAAAGGCAGTGACACCACCAGCTGCTGACTTGGTCAAGGTAAAGCCTGCGCCGTCCGCTACGATGATGCGAAGCTCTTCGTCGGTGACTCCTACTGTGTAGTTGTCAAAGTCGAGGATCATGTTGGTTATGTCCTTGACCAGATTCTCAGTCGCAGTATTCCACTCAACAAACGCGCCGCTGGTGGTCCAAGCATGGCTAGACGCAGAACCATTCTGCTCAGAATCGCTGCTGGTGTGCCCGTTCAAATAAACGTCTGCAGTGCTATCAGTGTGGCTTACAGTAATCGCTCGGTAAGTAGAGCCGTTGTCGTCACTGATTTCAAATTTGCCTGTACTGTTGACGCGCACGTAATTAGTGAACGTGGCTGACTGCCCCGCATCTCCGGGTGCGTAGGTCTTTGCAGCGGGGCGCACAACGCGGAAGGTCATGGTCGAGCCATTCTGCTTGATGTCTTCAAAGAGGTGGTACGGACCAGTGAACACGGCTTCTTGCGAGGCCGCATCGCTATCCCCGGTGCCCGACAAGTTCACCATAAAGTTTTGCAGCGTAAGTTCGGTGCGTGCGCTGGTCCCAACTGAGGCATCAGGTGCGTACTTAAAAGTTGTGTCGCCGACACGGGCAAAGGGTATCCGACGCGGAGTTGCCGTATTAGCTGGATCGAGCGGACCAGAGTAGCGTCTGATTGTTTTGATAGCGCCCGATGTGTTTGTAGCAGCGTAATGGCCGACAGGGTCGCTAACAAAATCTGCCGCAACATCGTCAGTCGAGATAGCTGCAGAAGCAGCCGACGCGATACGCGCCAACGGCATGAAGCTGCCGGTCGTCGTGGTGTATCCTAGCGCGAAATCGCCTGTGTCGC